TCTCTGGTCTAAGCATTAACACACAGTCAATCCAGTACCGTGAAGGTGGCTACAACACCACTGTACACCAGGTACCTGGTATGACTACCTTCTCACCAGTAACCTTCCAGCGTGGAGTTCTCTACGGAAACGACCAGGCTATTACCTGGATGCGTGGATTGTTTGCTACAGCTTCAGGTGAAGGTATTGCAATGCGTCAAGGTGGAGTGGACAAGAACTTCCGCGTAGACATTAACGTCTATGTCATGGACCACCCAAACACTGCTACAAACGCAGCAACCACCACTGTAAACGACAACACCCCACGTATGGGATTCAAGATTCATAACGCTTGGATTACTACGCTAAACTATACAGACCTAAATGCTGCTGACGGAGCGATTCTTTATGAGTCAATGTCATTAGTTCACGAAGGTTTGTCAGTGTTCTTTACTGATGCAAACTACATCCGTAAGGATACTGGAAAGCTTTAAACCAACCAATAGGAGTATAAAATGTCAGACATTATTACCGATGCACAATTACTACAACAGTTTGCTGAAAAGATTTCAGAGGAGCCCGCGCCTAAGATTAAGACGCGGGCGCCTTCTGAGTCTGAGGTAGACCTGCCAGGTGGTTTTGTTGACCTTAAGGGTGAACTACATACCTCGGCAGAGGTTAGAGAACTAACAGGAGCAGACGAAGAAGCTGTAGCTAAATCAGGTTCTTCAGGTAAGGCCCTCAACGTTCTACTAGCCAGAGGCTTGGTGAAACTTGGAGACAAGGAAGCCACAGCCGACGACCTAGATATGTTGCTATCGGGAGACCGTGACGCAATCCTTCTAGGTATTAGAAGGGTTACATTTGGACAGACATCAACCCTAATGGTTAAGTGTTTCTCTTGCCAAGATGAGCATGAGACAACTATTGACCTAGTGGAAGATGTTCCTGTTGTTAGGTTGAAGGACCCAGTGGGAGACCGCGTATGGGTTATGGATACTAAGCAAGGCCAGGTAACTGTGGCTCTTCCAAACGGCATAACACAAAAAAGGTTGATGGAAAACTACGACAAGACATCAGCCGAGATTAATACACTCTTACTATCTGGATGTATTGTTTCAATAAACGGTGAACCATCTGTTGGAGCTGGTACTGCACTATCACTTGGTATGGCAGACCGCACCCGCGTAATCGACGAGATTATCAAGCGCAACCCAGGCCCTCGCCTTGGGGAGGTGAAGAAAGCTTGCAAGGCATGCGGTGAAGATATCTCTCTACCGCTGAGCTTGCTAGATTTGTTTCGTATATAGCGAAGCAGATTACGAAGAGCTACTTGACCAGTATGAAGTCCTAACAAGGTCTTTTACTGGATGGACACTAAAAGATATACGCGCCTTATCAGTTCGTGAAAGACAGAACTGGTTAGAACGTTCCCAACGATACCAACCTAGAGGATAGTGATGGCAAGAGAAGACCTTAACATGGGTAGCTCTAACGCTGCCGCATTCATCTCATCCCTAAGAACTGGCCTGTCTTCACTGCGACAGGAGATGAACCTCCTAAAGCAAGGCACAGGTGATTGGTCAAACCTATTAGGTGGGGCCATGGGACGCCTCAATGGGCGCGGAAACTACGGACAGCCTGGTTCAAATTTAATTGCCCCTGTTCCAGTATTTAATGTAACAAGCGCGGGTGAAACATCCCAAGAGTACATGTACCGTCAGTCTGGGCATAACACAGTATTTAATGCCCCTGGCATAGAACCTTACCGCCCCCTACCTTCATACTACACAGGCGCACCAACAGGCGCTGGCGGTGGCGGAGGTATGTCGCCTGCAATGCAGCGTGGTTTAATGGGCGGTGCTGTTGGTGGAATTGCTGGAATGCCTACAGCAAAAGAAGCTGTTGAATATGAACTAGCTACTCAAAGAATGGTGTTCTACCAGCAGCAGGCCTCTTATCAACCTGGTGGAAGAATTAGACCGTTCTCTAATTTAATTCCAGGTAATCCAGACCCTAACAGCGACTATGCAAGAGCGACTGCTTTGTTGCAACAGTTGGGTCGACAGGGAACTACTACAGGTAAGTTTGATACTGTACAAGCAATGGAAGCTGCAAGACAGCTTGGTATTGGTGGACCTAACTTTTCAAACGTAGCCCTTGGCGCAGCACAGATGTCTAACCTTACCCCTGGTATTGGTGTTGAAGGCTCAATGAGAGCATACGGCGCTATACAACAGGGTCGTAACGTCAACATGCTTCGCGGTATTGGTATCCGTATCCGTGGTGAAGATGGTTCTATGAAACCTATGCCACAGATTATTGATGAAATCTGGGCTAAGTTAATGAGAGAAAAGATGGGCAATGAACCCGTAACTGCTCAAGATGTAGCTATCTCTTTACAGCCTGGTAATGCTCTGGCATCTATGCTTGACCAATACTTTGGAAATGACCCCCTACTTCGTAAGCAGGTAGAAGATGGTCTTATGCTTAAAGCGCGAAGTGGTGGACAGGCCTTTGCTGGAAGAGACCTTAAAAAACTTGGTGAGAAGTATGGCGCTACTACACCTGCAGTTAGTTCTTTAAGCCAAAGAATTACAGAATCTACTAGAACCCTACAGCAAGCAGCACCTGCTATGGCTGACGCCTTCACGTATGCAAACCGCGTGCTTAGCTACTTTACAGGTTTCATGAACTTAATTGATAGATTTACTGGTCTGTTCTCTGGAATTGGGGCAATTAAAAGCGGTATAGGAACACTAGGGCAAAGCGGTCTTGGCAATGTATTGTCTGGAGCGTTTAACTTTGCTGCTGGCCCACTACTAGGTGGTCTTCTTGGTAATATGTTTAGAGCAGAAGGTGGACCTGTTGGTGGAAAGATGCCTTACGTTGTAGGTGAGCAGGGCCCAGAACTATTCGTCCCTGAACAGCCAGGAATTATTGTTCCTAACCATGAGTTAAAGAACCACCCATTCCGACATGAGGGTGGCGCTGCGTACCCAGGACACAGCCACAATGGAAACTTTACAGGCCCTAAGGGCTCAAGCGGAATTAAGTTGAGCCCAGATGAATTAAAGAAGGTATTGGAAAGAGCGGGCTTTGAAGGACAGGGATTAGCAAACGCATTAAAGATTGCTGGTGCTGAGTCTGGTGGACGCCCATACGCATTTAATCCACATGGTGGGGACCTCTCCTATGGCCTATTCCAAATTAACATGCTTGGCGACCTTATGGACGAACGTCTAAATAAGTCTTGGAACATGGCAGGCGGTAAGTCATTTAAGTTAAATTCAGTTAACGACCTTTTTGATGCAGAGACTAATGCACGTGTTGCATACCACATGTCTCAAAAAGGATATAACTGGAGCTCTTGGTCTACTAAATCTGTGCTTGGTAACAACAACTCTTCAGGTGATGGTGGCTCAGATAGGTCTACCTTCTCCTCTGCTTCAGCTAAAAATAACGGCAAAGAAGATGGCAAGTTTAGTTGGTCTAAGTTGTTCAGCACTGAAGGAACCAACAATAGAAATCTAGTATCAGATTTACTAAAAGGCTTTACCTCTATGTCAAGCCCTGCACTAAAAACAACATCTCAGGTAGGCGCTACAACGTATAACTATGGCGGCGTTACAGTAAACCTATCTGGTGGAGGAAGCGCACAAGACAATATTGCAGCCCTAAAGGCGGCTCTATCAAACTCAGAGACTCTAGATAAGGCGGCTAAAAACTAATGCCATTCATCGTTCCTCCAGGATTACTTCAAAAAAAGAAAGCTGCTGTAAAAAAAGAAACAGTAAAAAAAGCTGAAGCTTTAAAAAGAATTAACAACCTAGCTACAGCTAGCGTAGTATCAACAACTGCTGGAAGCATTGCATCATCAGCGGCCCCTACAGTTGCTGCAGCTGCTGCGGCCTCAACGGTAGTTGGCTCTGGTCTCAACCGTCAAGCAGTAGGTGTTGCTTTATCTAGAGCAGGCAAAATAGTAAGAGTTGGTGGATTACCTGGACTAGGTGTTGGGTTAGGTCTAACCCTTATTGGAAAAGCTTTGGAAAACTCAGCGATAAAAGATTACAACAATCTGGTGGGGAGTACCCCTCCAGACAATAAGAGTACTAAGTCATTTCCACCAAGAAACTATGACTACAACCTACCGCCACATAAGTGGAGCCTACCTGTAAGACCGCACGCGGTAGACGGTACTAGTGGTAAAGGAAATGTTGCACAGAACAACCACGAGGGCGACTTCCACAGACTACGTAGAGGTGTTATTTGGCACTGGAGTAACGGAAGCGACATCTCTGCTAGCAAAGAAGAAAACGGCGCAACAGTAATTACATCTGCAGCTCAACTACAGGCAGCAACAAAAGAAGCAGATAAAAAGAATGAGATATTAAAGCAGGGCTCTGGAAAAGAGAACAACTACAACTACGGTTTTCAATTCCTATGGAACCCAGAAACTATCTCATCTTCTATTGCAAGAAACATGGATGTTACCCCATCATCAGCTGACCGTTTCCGTTCAGTTGCAGGCGCCTTCCCTGGACAAGAGACATACCAATTCCAGATTATGTTAGACCGTGTAAATGACTTTGCAGCTCTAAGGTCTATGGCTGGAGATACGTATGCAAACTCAATGAAGCATCCAAAAGCTGTAGAGGTAAATGCAAACAGCCCACAGGTTAGAGAAAGTAAGTACGCCAAGATACCAAGTAACGCTGTGGACTACTACCCATCTGGACTTGGGTCTGTAAATTTACAAAAGATTAATGACCTAATGAAGTTTGGAACAATGGCTGACCTTGAGTATCTGTTTAAGGCCCTAAATGGAAACGGAGCTAACCAAGGCTCTGGTGAGTGGGCAACACTGATGCTTAAAAAGACAGCGAACATTGGGTTCCTATCCCCTAGCCTCTTGGGCTTTAGGTTCGGACCTAACGCTCAACAGCAGCTATCTTTTGTTGGATGGATAACAAATATGTCTATCAATCACACCTTCTTTACAGAAGATATGATTCCTTTACGCACAACCGTTTCGTTTAGCTGTGATGCCTTCGCTGGCTCCACAGTGGTTTAGGAGTAGTCATGACTATTTATCTAGGTTCTAGGTACGAGCCATCTTTTATTGACTTTGTTTCTACAGTCCCTAATGGGGATGAGAATCCTATTGTGTTCTACAACTTCCCTGACATTGGGACCCTTAGCTACTACGAGCATACCTTTAAAGAGGGAGAGCGACTAGACCAGCTGGGTAATAAGTACTATAACCGCTCCAGCATGTGGTGGATTATATTAGACCATAACCCTGAAATTAAAGACATCCTTAGTATTCCAGCTGGAACAGTGCTCAGGATTCCACGTGTTTAAATTTGTAAGTGTTTCTTTTCCAGACGCGCCTGAAGGTCCTAGAGCTGTGTATAAGGCCGTACTCATGCAAAAAACCTATGAGCATGAGCTTTTAATTTTAACGTTTAAAGACTGGAACCCTAATTACGAATCGATTAGACCAGGCACTCCTATTGAAGTTACCTTGTCAGCGAACACTACACCTAGAAACTTCTTCGGCTACATTCACCACATCACACCTTCTGCTACCCCAGGAAAGATGTTTACAGAAGTTGTATG